CATCTGCTTCTAGCGCAGTCATATAAGTAAATCCCCATGTTTGTTTTAAATATTCTTTAATTGCTGGAAATATAATAGGCTTGTCACCGTATTTTCTATTTCCTTTATAAGGTTTTGTAGTAGCTCGTTGATACCTAAAACATTTACCTTGAGTTAAGAAACCAGCGTATTTTCTAGTTCCACATTCAGTTAACATTTTGTTTATTCTAGCATCTATACCTATTAAAGCTTCTTCTAAAGTTTCTCTACCCATTTCAAAGTAAATAAGACTATCTCCGTCTATAAGGGCGACGGTACCCGTTGTTTCTGTTGTCATATATATATTATTTTATTTTATTACGGTTAAACATATTGGGGACCATTTCTGGCCCCCTCTATGCAATCAATTAAACACGAACATGTTAATCAGACAGTTCTCCTCAACTAGTCTTCCATGTACTTTCTATACTCGGGTTTAACTTGAACCTTAAAAGTATACAATTCTCGGTTATGAATCTGTATTTGTTCCCTACATTTTACTTCTAAAGATTTAAAGCATCTTGAGTCTAATTCTCCTATCTCTTCAAAGTGTTTAATAGCCTCCTCAGCATTCAATCTAGATAAACGACAAATTTTATATTTATCTAACCAATATTGAACATCCTTATTTCTATTAAATTTATAACTAGAATTTTCTAGCATATCAGCATAGTTATAAAGTAAGAAAGGTTCTCCTGTAGGATCGATGGTTGGAATTATCTTTCCAGCCATTTCTATATCCTCATCACTAGCATCGTAAGTATCTACCATCTTTTTAATGTCTTCCATTAACTGTTCAGTTATAGGAATTCTATTAGCTGATTGATTAAGTATAGTGTCAGTTGCAATAACTTGCATCTCTCCTTTCTCAATTAGATCTGCTAGTACTAGTGACATGTTACTAAAGATAAAAGAATCAAAAGGTGCACTTTCATAATTCATATTATGTTGATAGTGATTTTCAATACTTCTTTTCTCTAATATAACATCATTACCAGTTTTATCATGATAGTCTGAAACTAAATTCCTATGATCATTACAAAAGTATCCATTAGATAATTTAAACATCATTTTAGTCTGAGGGATATTATCTACATTACCATAGTTTTCATAAAAATTAGTATGAGGAATAATAAAATCAGCCTTTTCATAATCATTAGTGATAGAAATTTTATGCTCCTTAAGAGAAGCTTTTAGTCTATCAGTAGATACATTATGCATAGGCAATACGAATGCTCGTTTAACTACCGTTAAATCCGCGGTAGTTTCAGTTGTTAAAAAATCCTTTACTTTATCATATTGAGTTAAAGATTCAGATAAATATATATCTTCTACCATTGAGCTTGTAACAAATCCTACAGTAACCATATCTACAAACCCTAAATCATTTATCGCTTGTCTAGGACAGTGCCCGTCATGTATATTCTTGCTAGCCATTATTTCACAGTCATTTTAATGATAGCTGGATTCATCATCATTTTGTTAAACTTAGCTTTATTACCATTGAATATAGTCCTAACTACTAAGTACTTTAAGTCATCAGTTAAATAGTCTAAAGTGCACAGCTTAACAAGACGATCTTGCACTTTTGCAGTTACGCTGTCCGTTTTGGAGAAAGCAACGGCAAAATTAGCTACTCTGGTTGCTAAAAGGCTTGCTATGTCCGCTCTATAAGACTCGTCTTTACCAATACATTCTCTTAATTCTAACAATACTTCGTCAGGACCGGTCACTAATTCACGTGGAGTTACTAACTTGTCAAGCTTGTTATTAATAAACGTCGTAAACATAGAAGCGAATTCATTACCCACTGAGCCCTCACCAATCATCTGTACTAATGGTAATTGGTCTTCAAACTTAGGTATACTTGAGATACTATTAAAGAACGTTGATATAGATCTTGCATTAGTCTCTTGAGTCACTAACTCAGGATGCATTAATAAGAAATTGATACATCTAGTATCCATGCTATTCTCTTCTGCCCAACGAGCCCATACATTTATATCAAACTTAAGGTTTGCTGATATGTAACGAGTCTTCTGTGCAGGGTCAGTACTATTAACCATGTAATCACCATTATCTGGATTAGCGGTTAATATAATATGCCAGTCTTTTGGCAATGTCCACGAGATATACGTCTGTCTATCTACTAATTCCATACATGCCTGGATAAACCTTGTGTCTGCACGATTCCAGTCATCTAGTAATAATACACCACCGGCTTTCTTATCTGCTATCCATTCAGGAGCTGAGTAAGACATTCTACTCTTACCTGTAGTTTGGAAACCTAACTTATGTTGCGCATCTACTGCAACCTCATCTATCCATTTACCTATTTTCTTACCATCTTTTTCTTTCCACATTTGGAATTGCTTAATAGGAAAACCTACTAAGTCACCTAATTCTTCTATCTGAGCTAGGTTAAGCTTTACAAAGTCTAGACCGTGTTTAGCTGTCATGTCCATGATACTAGTAGTTTTACCAATACCTGATTCACCTACCACCTCAATTGCTACAGGCTTCTTGCCTTGTGTCTGCAGGTGACGATTGTTTGTAATAATGTGAGCTACAAAATCTTGTAGTTCATCGATGTTTAAATTTACTTCATTCATAATTGTTTATTTTTGTTTAATTGATTTGATTTAATTTGTTGTGCAGAACACTTCATACCCAAAGTCTTTCATACTATCTATTGGGAAACCGTCGAATTCAGTATCACTTTCCATGTTCTGAATTAACATTGTTATAAAGTCCTCTACGCTGTCATAGTTTATATCATAATTATGATAAAGGGTAGATATATTATCTTCGTCTACCCTAATTTTAATTGTAATCTCCTTTTCTATCATTTGATTTAATTTAATTGAATTTTTATTCCAGGAAGGTCCTCATTAATATTACACTTACTACTGTGTACCCATAATGCATTCTTTGGACAATCTGTTGGAGTACCTGCTTCTCCATCTGTTAGACATATAAATCCAGAATACTTAGTCTTTGGGTCATTGTAATGATCTACCACCGGCTGGAAATAAGTTCCACCTCTACCTTTGATTTCCCAATTTTTCTTAGGATCAAATACAGAAATATCTGTTATCTCTGTGTCAAACTGAGCTACAGTGATTTGGTTACCTGTTTTGTGCATATGACATATCTCATGCATAAATTCTACAAGCTCTTCACTGCTTACTGAGCCCGAAGTGTCAACACCTACTAACATGTGATTCTTATGTTTAATCTTAAGACCGGGATTACCAGAGTAACGTTTGTTATTCTTACGTCTAAGCTTTTTAGTGTAGATTGTAGTAGAGTTGTTAATAAACCTTTTAAGATAGGCTTTCCAGTTGAATTTAGGAGGCTCTATAGTAAATAGTCTTTCAATAAGCTCAGCTAGTTCACCAGGGATTGTACCACACTGCTTCTCTATAACTTCAGCTGTCTGTTTCATCTGATGCTCATATTGTTTTTGCACAAGCTTTTTCTCTGCTTCAGGTAAGTCACCAATCTCGGCCCATTCTTTATGGTCATACTGACTATTGCCATCCATATCTCCTAGAAGTTTATCTAACTCTTCACAACTTGAATTCCCGTTTCCATCACAAGTAGCATTAAGTAGGTCATAATATACTTTAGTACCTGCTTTTGGGTGCATGTGTATATCAGTACCGGGAAAAGAGTTTAAAGTTAATCCGCCCTCTGGTAACATGAAGTCAGAAATATATTGGTTGATTTCTATATCCGCCGCAATATTAAATAACTTTTTGTTAGGGTATCTGTCTGACAATATGATATGTCCAAAAGCTATATGTAATAGCTCATGTTTTAAAAGACCTTGCTGATGTTCTTCACTAAGTCCCATAAAGAAGTCTGGGTTAATTACTAACCTCATACCTATGCCGTGTTTTCCTACACCTGCGGTCTCACAACTCATAGTAAATTGCTTTTGCAATCCTATAAGAAATATACCGTAGAAAGGCTCTGAAAATATCAAAGTTTTTGATATTCTAGAGAGTTGATCTTGATTGTTTCTCATGTTTAATTGATTTAAAATATATACCTTATAGTGTTCCAAGGTATAATTTGGTTATGTAATTCTGTAAATTCTTGTATATACTCAGACTTAAATCCAAGTTTGTATCGTACATTTTCTCCACCATATTGTGAAATTTTAGCTTCTTGCTTACTAGGAACCCAAAGATCTTTCTCTGTTGCTGGGTGCGCAAGCATGTTAGCTGTGTGTTTTTTGAAATTGTGTGTTAGAAATATAACCTCAGCTTTTACTCTGCTTTTATATTCCCTGTTCACTAGTCCATTAACATCTTCAAATAATTGTGTGTAGTCTTCTATCCATGTGTCTGTGACAATAACTGGAGAGAAATTTATGTGCACGTCATACCCTGCATCTATAAATCTATTTATTGCTATAATTCTATCAATAATCTTAGATGTGTTGGGTTCGTGTATATTAGCCATCTTTTGCGGCATAAGGCTGAATCTAATACGTATCTTACCTTCAGGATTAAAAGATAGCAGTTTCTTATTTACAAACTTTGTTGCAAATGATCCCATTGCTATCGGATGATCTTTAAAGAACTCAAATATACCTTCCCACTGAT